GATCGTGACCGTGTCGCCCGTGGTCGGGTCGTTCTGCAGGGCCAGGGTGCCGCCGTCCGTGGTGATCGACGTGGTGACCTTCAGCCACAACGCCGTGATCAGCACCTCCCCGCCGGCGATGTTGAACATGTGGAACGTCGCGGCGGACAGGGTGCCGGACGCCTTCGACGCCGGGCCGCGGCCGAGGGCGATCTCCCGCAGCTCGTTGCCCTGGATGATCGTGCTCATCAGTCGAACCTCCCCTTACTGCGGTGCGGGCAGGCTGGCGGGTGCGCGCTGCGCGGCCAGATCGTGCAGGACGTACAGCACCCCCCCGAGCTGCGCGTTTGAACCGGCCCCGTCGTTGGACAGCGACACGTGCGTGTACCCGTCCGACAGCGAGGAGGCGTTCACCTCGATCACGAGGATCTGCTGGATCTCCGCGTCGGTGGCGTCGAGGATCGTCGCCTGCGGGTTACCGCCGGACAGGTTGCTGACCCTCGTCCACGTTTCGTCGCCGTCGAGCGTCGTCTCTTCCTTGGCGTAGTAGTGCCCGATGACCGCGAGGTTCTGGCCGGTGGAGTCCGCCGTTCCGGCGTGCTCCTTCAGCGTCCACGTCTGGTCGTCACCGGCCGTGCCGGCGCCCTTGAACACCACGATCGACACGCCGCTCGCATCCTTCAGCGACACGAGCTTGCCGGTGGCGGCGGACTGCAGGTCTACGGGCGCAATCCCCGCAGACAGGTCGAACAGCCTTCCCAGGCCTTCCATGTGTTTCCTCTCCGAGCCGGGTGTTAATGCGGCCCTGGTTCGCCCTACTCCCCTCACGGGTGACGGGCTAGGGGTCCTGTCAGCGGGCGGCGAGCTCCACGAACGGGGACAGGGAGTTCCCGCCGTTGCGGGGGGTGATCGGCGACTGGATCCACGGCCGGCCATCCACACGCTGGATGATCCGGAAGGTGGTCTGGTCCGACCCGAACTTGTAATCGGTGCTCGAGCTGGCGGCCATGGCCTGCCGGTCGCCAACCAGGTAGTACGACAGGTCGACGAAGGAGATGTCGCTGCGGTCACCGAGCCGGCCGGCCTTCTCGCTGACGACGATCGGGCGGTTGAACAGCGTCATCGGCGCCGGGCCGGCCGCGTTCGCGACGAACACCGAGTTGCCGCCGGTGCCCACCGACAGGGCCATGGTGAACAGTTCGGGGATCGTGTCCGGGGAGACAAGCCAGAACGCCCGGTTCAGCGAGGACGGCAGCATCCTCGCGTACATCCGGACGATGTTCTCGTACAGGATCGTGTCCGCCGACTGCCCGGACTCGGCCGCCACCGCGATCGAGGCAGGGTTCCCGGCGCCCAAGAAACCGAGCGGCCGGTCAACACCCGACCCGGTCATGAACGCGTCGTCTTCCTCGAAGGCGAGAACCATCGGCCACAGCCGCTCGATCAGCGCCGAGAAGCTGATGATGCTGTCCTGCAGCAGTTCGTTGGGGACGACCGACAGGCCGGTGAGCTTGTTCGCGTCCAGGACGATCTTCCCGAACGTCGGGTTCGCGTCGGTCAGCATCGCGGACTCTTCCGCCCAGTACGCGATCATGCCGCCGAACAGGGAGTTCGCGTTGCTGGTGACGTCGATCATCGGGAACGGGACCCGCGCTGAATCCATCGGAACCACCGTGGCGCGGGACCGGACGACCGCCATCTCCAAGGCGATCTCCAGCAGCTGCGACCGGAGCACCTCGGGGACGAGGAACCCGCCGTCGGCCGGGACCGAGGACGACGCGGCGTTGGTGATGGACCGGATTTCGGCCTGCTTCGCCACGTTGGCCGGGTCGGGGTTGAGGTGCCAGATGGTCTTGAAGTAGTCGACCGCGTTGACGAACTTGCCGTCGATCGACGCGCCGGGGGCGTTGGAGTTGTACGCGGCGCCGCGGCCGTGGGAGGCGAGGAACTTCTTGCCGTCGACCTTGGCCTGCGGGTCGAGGTTGAGCCGCCGGATCCGGTCGGCGTTGTCGCCGTCGACGTCCTTGTCCTTCAGATAGGACGCGAGCTGCCGCTGGGTCTCCTCGGCGACGAGCCGGTTCAGGTCCGTGCCCTCGCCCTGGGTCTTCTTGGCGTAGGCGGTGGTGAACTCGGTCATCGCCTCCGGCTTGGCCAACACCTCGTTGAGTGCCGGAGAGGGGGTGCCGTAGAACTCGGCCAATTCCTCGCTGTTGCTGGGGATGGTCACTTTCTCGGTCAGGACGGTCACAGCCCTGCTCCTTTCAGGTGTGCGGTCGCGGCCGCCCAGTAGTTGTCCGGTGCGGTCTGTTGGGTGAGGTGGGCGGTCGCGGCGGCCCACCACGTGTCGGCGTGCTCGGCCGGCAGATGCTCGGCGTGGTCTTCGGAGTCGGCCGGCAGATGCCCCCGGAGGTGCCGCTCCGCGGTCGCCTTCTCCGCGTCGGAGTAGCCCTGCGTCTGGCCGAGCCGAGCCAGCGCGTTGTGCACGCCGTTCAACGAGGGGGCGCCCGGCGTGCCGTCCTCGGACACGAAGTGGTGCGGCAGGGAGCAGGCGTCCTTGGGGAGCTTCCCGTCCTCGACCCGATCCCCGTCATACAGCGCGTACATCGCCCGGGCGGTGACGACGGGCATCGGCGACGGCAACCGGCCCTGCTGCGCGCCGGCGTCCCAGGTGCCTTCCTTGCCGGTGCCCTCATGCGGGCCGACCGCCGTCACCCGCACCGGCGGCGACCCCTGCTTGGCAGCGGGCATCGGCGGGGCCGGCGCCGCGTCACGGCCGGCAAAGATGAACACCGACAGGTCGTACGACGCCGACGCCGCGGCCGCCATGGTCTCGTCCTCATCGGGCTCGACCGCCGGCTCATCCTCGCCGCCACCGTCACCGTCGCTCTTGCTGTGCCGGGACGGCGCCATCACATCCGCCAACCCGGCCGCGATCGCCTCCGACGCGTTGTACCAGGACTCCGCCCGCATGCTCGTACGCCAATCGGCGACGTCACCGCTGGCCCGGTCGGCGTAAATCCCGGCGATCGTGTCCGACAGCCGGTCAAGCAACCCGGCCATCTCGGTCATGTCGGCGGCGTTGCCCATGCACACGCCCCACGCATCGTGGATCATCATCTGCGCGCCGCGGTTCATGGTGATCGTGTCGCCGGCCTGCGCGATGAAGCTGGCCGCGCTCGCAGCGAGGCCGTCCACGGTCACGGTCACGTTGCCCGGGTGGCCGGCCAGGGCGTTGTGGATCGCGATCCCGTCGAACACGTCCCCGCCGGGGGAGTTGATGCGGACGTGGAGGTCGCCGGTGATGCCGTCGAGGGCGTCGACGACGTCCTGCGCCCACACCCCGAACCAGCCGATCTCGTCATAGATCAGCAGCTCGCTGGCCGCATCGGCCTGCGCCCGGATCTGCAGCCGGGGGCGGCCCTCGATCACGGGCCGGGGGCGCGCGTTCCGCGCGTTCAGATGCTGCTGCACCCGGGCGGCCAGGTCGCGATCCACGACGAATCTGGGCATTAGTCCTCCCGCACCTGCTCAGGCCGCCACACCGCGACCACCGTGCCCCGGCACCGATCCCGGCCGAGACAGTTGATGTAGCCGCCGTTCGGGTATTCCGCCTCCGCCTCCGACACGGTGTTACCGAGCCACCTGCCATCCACCTCGGCGCACAGGTCACAGGTGTTGCCGTCCATCTCCTCGGACCCGTAGTAGGCGGCATCCGGCGCCGCCTTGAGGGTGCCCATCCGGCCGGCGTGCTGCGCCGAATGCAGCGCCCCGCCCAGCCGGTCCCGCTGCGAGGTGTCCGACAGACCTTCAAGGTGGGTCCGGACTTGGCTGGCGACGTCGCGGCCGGACGCGCCGGGCGCGGCGATCCGCACAGCCTCACCGGCGGCGGCGGACACCAGCCCCGCGGCGAGCAGCCCCACCGCGATCGCCGCGGCCGACGACATGGAGTCCTCGTCCGGCGGGGCCGGCTCCGCCGTGACGCCCTGTTCGTGAGCCTCGGCGACGACCTGCACGGCCGCGGCCGAGCCGAGCGCCGTCATCGCTTCGGTCAGGGTGCGCCGTGCCCGGTCGGTGGGGGCGGTCATGGTCATGAGTTCGGTGAGGTCGCCGGAGTCGACGATGTCTTGGACCTGGCCGGCCAGTGAATTGATCTGGTTGGCGAGGATCGGTCCCCAGTCGTTCATCAGCTGGTCGAACGCGGTTTCGTAGGACTGCCGGACGGGGGCAAGGCTTGGCAGCGGGGGGTTGTCCTGGGCGCCGATCCCGATCCGCTCAGGCAGGGCGCGAGGCGCCCGGCCGCGGAGCCACTCCACCACGAGATCGGCGGGCGCCGACGCCTCCTCCATCGCAGCCGGCGCCGGCGCGGCGGCCAGGTGCCGCATCCGCGGCAACCCCACCGCATCCGCCGCATCCTCCGGATCCACACCCGCATCGACCAGCGTCTTATACGACGACGTCTTCGAGTCCCGCTCCCGGTCGTCGGCCTCCCGATCCCCCGGCACCGGCGAGGAGTAGTCGAACTCGACGCCCTTCCCCGTCACCCCGAACAACGGCAAGAACTGGGCATTGAGCGCCTGCTTGAGCCGCTCCAACCGGGGCACCGTCATCTGCTCCGCGAACCACACCCGCGACGCCTCCGCGGTCGCCCGGTTCACATCGTCGATATCGCCCACGGCGAACTTCGGGATCCCAAACGCCTCCCGAATCACCTGGGAGGAAACCCCGCGCAGCTCGGCGAACTGCATGTCGCGGTTCGTGTACTTCCGGTCAACCCACTGGCCGCCCTCGATGATCGCCACCCGGTGCGCGTTCGCCACACCCTTGTGCTGCTCCTGCCAACGGGAGACAACCTCATCGAACCGCTCGTCGGACAGCCGCCCCTCGTACTGCAGAATCCCGCCCGGCTCCGCCGAGTTGAGGAAGAAATTCCGGTTCCACTCCGCCGACAGCCGCACCCCTTCCAGGTCGGCCAGGATCGTCTGCACGGCGCCGATGCCGCGGTAGGAATCCCACGGGTTCGGCCGCCGAATGAAGATCACCTCATCAAGGCGCAGCGGGATCTGCTCCCCGTCCGGCGAGGTATACACGTACCCGACGACGTAATCGTCCGGGCTGGGGACGGGCTGCATCCGGTCCGGCCGCACCGGCCACAACTCCAGCGGAATGCTGCGCATCGAGGGGTTGCGGGCGACGACCCACCACTCCTCGCCGACGAGCTCGAAGTGCTGCTGGACGGTTTCGACGAACAGCGCCCGGGTGTAGAAGCTGTTCGGCCTGTCCCAAATGTCGAGCGCGAGATGCGAGGTGACCTCTTCGCGGTCTTCTTCCCGCTGCCCGGGCTTCCCCGCGCGGTACAGGTTCCATTCGACGGCGGCGGTGGAGGATGCGAGCCGGTCGACGATGGCGAACAGGGTGCCGACCTGCCCCATGGCGCGGAGTTGGCCCTCTGTGGAGCGTTGGGTGTACCAGGGGAGGCCGGGGACGCGGCGCGGTGTGTAGGGGACGGGTGCCTTGTCGACGGGGCGGATGATGCGGGCGATCTCCGCGACCGGAGACCTCATTGGTCGCCGCCGGTCAACCAGTCAAGCAGCAGCAGCGAAACACCGATGGCGGCGCAGCCGGCGATGTGGCTGACCTGCCAGGCGGCGTAGTCGAGGGTGCCGAACCCGGCGGTGACGAACACCGTACGGCGCAGCGCGGCGAGGCGGGGCAGCGCCCGGCCAGCCAGGTGGCCGACAGCGCGGGCGAGACGCACGGTGACCGGGGTGCGCGGGGTGCGGGGGCGGCGGGTGGCGCGCTGGTCGCGGTACGCGGCCTGGAGCGCAGCCATCATCGCCATGGGGCGGATGG